GTGTCTGAGTTAAGTAAAAAGAACTCTCTGATTATTATGATTTCCCCTGCTATTAATTGAGCAACTATGGCAGTGGCGGGGGAGTGGTTAAAGTCAAAACTAATATGAATAGGAAATCTTTTGTCATAGGTGGCTATTGATTCAGGGATTAGATGGGTTTTCCTGTCAAAATATTTAAAGATTAGCCCTTCTGTGATCATGCTATATTCCGACAAGATTTCAAGCTTGAATAGCTCAGGAGTTAAGGTGGCTTTCATCCTGTCGATATAATCAGAATCGGCGTGTAGATTTTCTAGGCTAGTCCCTGCTATTGATAAAAATTTAGCTTTTTGGTCATCTGTTCTTTTTGGGTCGTCAAAGATTTTATAGCAGTAATTGTAAGGCTGATTCTTATTAATCGAACTGGTTATGAGGAGCATCCCACTACTTTCCCCCTTACCCCTTCCAATCCGTCCCATAATCGTATCAAAAGCGCCCTTAACAGAGTAAGCATACTCATCAGCCCATACCCATCTTACCTGTAATCCTCTACCTACCTCTTTGGAGTTTTTGGTTTTTCCTGTGAAAGAATCCGCAGAAAGGACGTAGTGGAAGGTTTGCTTTTTGCCGATATAACAATGACGATTGGCGGCGATCGCCTTGGCTGTTGCTTCGGAACTTCCACGATTTGGTTCTAGTGGGATACCGAACATTTCGCAATAATCAGCCAGTGCCACTAGGGTAGAGGTTTCCAGTTGTCCGTAACTATTGGCGGTTATCAATCCCCTGCCTTGGGGGTCAATCTCAGAGCGATAAACTACCGACCAAGCCCCTAAAAAGCTCTTACCCGCATTAATCCCCCCCTTGTACCACAGAGACAATTTCCCGTTAGGATTTTTTAAGAGTTCTACCATCGCGGCTTGTGCCCCTGGGTGTGGTTCAAACATCGGAAAAGATTCTTGAACCTCTTGTAACTCAAGCCCATTCGTGAATTGTGGATAATCCTAGTTGTTCTATATACCTACTCACGAAAAACTCAGCATATTAAATATCTCTATACTACAATTTAGGTACAACTATTATGATTAAATTATGGATTTTTCGCTGCCAACTTGCCCAATTGAAAAATTAGAAGGGGAAACTAGCACGGCTTACACCGCACTATGGGTATTTTTGGAAATGGGACCGATTAGAACGGTTCAGCTTGTGGCGGATCATCTTCAATCTTTAAGAGCAAACAGGAAATTATCGGAGCGAAAAGATAATGATACGCGCACTAGGAACGGAAGGCTAGAGCGATATGCAACTGATCACCGTTGGCACGAAAGAGCCGATCTTTATGATGAATGGCTGCGGCGGTGTCAACTTAACGCAAAACTAGCCGGGCAAAAAGAAACCTTTGAAGCATTGGTTAGACCGTTTCGTGAGGGCTATGAGCTAAAAGTTGAAGTAGAAAAAAGACTGTTAAAACAGATTCAACTTAACGCTATTAGCCCAGAGGAAAGGGAATCCGTAGGGCTTGCTGACCCATTCCTAAGCGTTAGGGATGTGTCGGAGTTGTCGGGAGCATTCCAACGGGTAACGATGGCAGGAAGATCAATAATTGAAGACGCGCTTAAATTTCATGGGCTTGATGAGATTGCCAAAAGGATAGGAGCAGAAACGGCTAAAAACGATAAGCATTAAAAAGCCCCTTGCGGGGCTATCGTGAAATTTTAGGCTAGGTGGGAATATTGCGCGATAACGTCAATCCAGCTATCCTTAGTATTCCCGATTAACTGGCTATTGTCCGAGTGAGTTACTATTCTTAGGTGGCTTGCCAGCGCCACTAATTCTTTGATGGTAAGCTTTTTTAGGCTGTTTCTAGTCTTTTGTACTAACTCTAGTGGCACGGATTCTAATCCGTAGGTTATGATTGTAGAAGCAATTTGTTTAACGGTGTCTAGTCCTTTTAATTTGGTAGTCATTGCTTTGTTCTCTGGTTCGGTATTGGTTGCAGTTTCCTCGTTGACAGTGGTTTGGACTTCTTCGTTGACAGTGGTTTGGGCTTCTTCGATCATTGCAATGATCTCATCTTTTTTGGCTCGTTTAGGTACGGTCAATCCAAATCTTTCCTGCGCGATATGGCTTAAAACAGGTACGGTATAGATTCGGAGATGTTGCCATGAATAATTTGGGTGAGATAAGTAGATGTCTGGGATGAAGTTGCGTTTGCTGGCCATTGTTTTGTCCTCGTGTTTGTTTGTTTTCTATACTCTTAATATCTCATGCCTACTCTTAATTGTCATCAGTAAATATACTGAAGTTTTGAGAGTGCTAGGATAGAACAAATACACTAGGAGCAATTATGCTTTAGAGATTAGAGGAAGCTATCAATGGTAGGAGAACCGTACACCTATAACGCTGTGATTACTCGCGTTGTTGATGGGGACACCGTAGTGGTTGATGTCGACGCTGGTTTTGATATCTGGCTACGGGGTCAGACTCTTAGATTAAATCGGGTTAATGCTCCTGAAATGAAAACCCCAGAAGGCAGGGCATTATTTGATCGGCTTCAAGTTTTAACTGGTCAGAAAATAATTATTAAGACTATTAAAAACCATCGGGTAAAAAAAGAAACCCAAAAGGACAGCTTTGGGCGATATCTTTCTGAGGTAGAAATTAATGAAATGGGAAACTTATCAGATTATCTTTTGACTAATAACCTAGCAGTTCCCTATAGCTAGTCGGAAGCGTTTTCTGGTTCGGATTTTGGCACATCAACGTAGACCATTTCATAGCCTAGTTTTTTTAGATGCCCTCGCAAGGCTTCGTTCTCTTCTTTTAAACCGGTGTTTTCATCAATAATCTTTAGCGCCGACTTATTAGACTCCCTTAGATCAGCATTGTCCTCAATTACTTTTAGTGTTTCTTTTTTTTGTTTGATTAAATTAGTTTTGGCATCAATGTACGCATTTTCTAAATCCGATACTTTTTGCCTCCAACTATTACTCAATTCCTGTGCTGCTAGATAAGTATTCTGATCGTATATGGCTCTAGCCTTTTGAAATGATGGCATGGCTGATATTTTCTGAATAGTTTTTAATAGTTCATCTTCTAGATCAACTTCAAATTCTTGTAAGGTTTCCATGAATTGAATTACTTCGGCGCACTTTCTTAGATTGGGGCTACTAAATCCACTAGGACTAGGGCTAATATCGGGAGCGTCGTCGCTGTTAAAGTCTGTCAGCATTTACATTTAATCCCCTCAAAAATTGCTAGATTAGATTTTATTGTAGCAATAGGAATATAGATATGCAATTAGAGCAGCTTTACAAATACTTGTGCCAATCTCCCTGCGATATCAACGAGCATCTTCCCACGCTGCGGGATCTAGCCTCACAGGTGGACACAGTAACGGAATTTGGTACACGCCACGGAGTTAGCACCGTGGCATTATTAGCAGGACAGCCCAAAAAGCTAACTTGCTACGATATAGATCCTAAGTGGAATGATTGGAACGAAATCTTAAAACTTCGGGGGAAAACTGAGTTATCATTTAATGTTCAAAATACTTTAAAGGTTGAAATAGAGCCTACAGATTTTTTGTTTATTGACACTCTTCACACCTACGATCAACTGATCGAGGAATTGCGATTACACTCATCCAAGGTGTCTAAATACATCGCTCTACATGATACTGTTACTTTTGCTCACGTAGGGGAAGATACAACCAAAGCAGGACTATGGGATGCAGTTTCTGAGTTTATTTTTGATGAAACTTTTCAGATTAAATATCACTATCAAAACAATAACGGATTAACAGTTTTAGAGCGGATAAATTGACAAGAAAAACCCCCTTTCGGGGGCTTTCATGCTCAATTCAAAAAACTATAGACTAACTTTATTCTATTACAGCATATCGCACCGAGGCGCGATCAGTACCAGAAACGTTAGCTCTAAAGGTAATAGTTTGGTCGGGAGTTGATGGGGAGATGGAGAAAGTTCCGTTTCTCGTCATCTTAGGAATATTTACAGCAATTCCTTTAACGCGAGTTCCCACAATAATTCCGTTGAATTGCAGATTGTCGATTACTTGAGCAGAAGCTCCGTAGCCAACAGTAGGAACTCCTGAGTAGGTTTTTCTTACCATATACTTCACGGCTCTACCAACAGCAGCAGAGCTAAAAACTAAGGTTCCTGCCGTTAGTTGAACGTCGTCAAACAAACTCGGAACCGTTGTCTTTACCTCTAAGGGGACAATATTACTTTGGTTGTCGTCAACAAAAGTAACCTGAACGCTGGCAACGGTTGCACCAGTTAGATCGCTGTCAGTAATTGTAAAGGGAGTGGTAGGAACAGTCCCAGTTTTTACGATAGGTAAAACAAGAGAAGATGTTACCTGAGCAAATTCGCCAATCAACCATTGTAGGGTGATCCAGTCAATGCTTTGAACCCCCATATCTACGGTAGTTTCTGTTGCGGATATGTAAGTGTCAACGTTGGCTAAAACGCCATCTACATATCCTTGAGCTACAGTTTCAGTCCCTGCCGTGTTAATCGCAAAAGAGCTTAATAGGGGGAACAAGCCCGCTAATTGCCCTTGAGGAGTATTGGTGTCAGGCGAGATAAAACCGTAGTTTTTCATTCCTTTGAAAGCCATGATTTTCCTCCTAGTTTGGACTTAGTAAAACAGCATAATCAAGACCGCCAGGGCTTCCAGTTTTGACCGCACGAGCGCGGACAAATAAAGCAGTAGGATCTCGATACTCGGCAGTTTGTCCGCTTAAAATGATTGGAACAATAGCCGCAGATCCATCAATATTGATAGATCCAATTTGGCTAAAAGTACCAGAAGAGGTAGGACAAATCTCAATTGAAACAGCCCAAAAAGCAGATCCCGCAGTAAAAGAGGTATAGGTATTCGAGATTACGACAGCATTGTAATCTTCTAGGTTTCTAGGATTAAAAGAGATCGCGGTTTCCGCAGTAGTTGCAGTTATCGTTACTCCTTTTTCTCGCAATACCGTAGATTGGTCGGGTTCTAGTCTGGGATAGCGTTTTAGGTTTACGAACTCAGGCATTTTTTAATCCTCCTATGCGACGATTGGAACGTCTTTAATTCCCCAAAGCCTAGCAATGGATTTGCGTTGGAAAAGTCCAATTCCCGCATCCCATTCGATTTCCTCTAAGACCGCAGGTCCTTCTGAGTCTTGCCCTTTGTTATAAACCTGTAAGGGTTGAACTTGAATCCCCTGTAGCCTTAGATCCCCTAGGGATACGAGATAGATAGAAGTCCCCCCAGTGCCACCCCCTGGACATGCTTCAGTAAATCCTAGGATTCTGTTAGCTTGGTTGTCTTCATCTATTTCTAAAATTGGAATACCAGCGTAGTACATTTGGGGCATTCCTAACTCGTTTTGATTAAAGGTAACGTATCCACTAATCCCAGTATTGCGGGCTGCGGTGGACAGTCTAGCGGCAAAAAGTTTGTCCATGATCCAATGAGTGGGAAAATCAACATACTTAAGCAAGGTGTCAAGTTTTCCTAAAGAAAGCGCGTCACCTCCGCTAGTATTCCCTGCCGCTAAAAGTTGAGTAGGGGAATCTTTGGTTAATGCCTGAAGTCCGTTATACTCGCGGTCATTAGATTCTTTAGAACCTTTGATGAACAGACGATCAAAGTACAGGCTAAAAGCTTGAATCTTATCGCGCCTAAAAGAAGCTGTAGATCCTGGCATACGAGCTTCTAAAGCTCGGTCAACTGCAATAGATCCAGTATGGATAGCGGTTGAATAAATCGCCTTTGTATGGGTTCCTAATCCCCTCACGCTGTTTTCGTTTAAACGACGGACT